TTACCTTCACTAAAAGCTGAACCAGCAGCAAGATTATCAATTGAATTCATTGTTGCAAAATTATTTGTGCAAGTATCAGTAGATTGATCTATTGCTGCTAGGTTAGTCACAGTTCCAAAATTATTAGAACCAGCTTTATCATTACCTAAAGCTGAACTATCTTCAAAGTCTAAATAAAATCCATTAGCACCAAAAGTTAAACCAGATACATCTTTAGGTTTCCATATTGTAGGACTATCAGAATCAAACTCTCCAAAGCTATCTGCATCTAAAACTTGTCCATCACAATATACAAATTCAGCTAAGTAACCATCAAAATGATTTGAACCACCATGAACTTTACCAATGTGATTTTTATTAGTTTGTCCACCAGTTAAAATATTAAAATTAGCATTTTGACTTGGTTCTGTTGAAGTACCAAATTGAGCGTCTGGTATTCTTGTTCCATTTTTAAAAACTGTTATTCTTTCTCCAGCACTAGCTGTACTATCAAGTGCAACAACCATGTGATACCATGCTGATGTATCTCTAAAAAGTTGAGTGGTTGCATATAAAGTTGTGTTACTGCCACTTACTGTATCTCTAATCATAAAGGTATCATCATCTTCAAATAAAATTTGACCTCTATTATTATCATCAGCTACTTCATTTGTGTAAATCATTTGTGCTGTAGTTAATTGACCTCTTTTTACCCAAAAAGAAAAAGTACCTTTTTGTGTGCTTGTTTCACTAGCACCTAATGATCTAGTTAAAGCTGGACTATCACCATCATTAAACCTTAACGAGTTAGATACATTAAAATCAGTAGCTGCTGTTGCCGACCCTACATTACCTGGTAAAATAAGAGGCATATTAAGATCCTAATTCTGGGAACTCTCCTAATGGTCTTGCCATTACAACTGGTTCCCCTTCATCAGCTGTATTTACATAAGCGTATAAAGTTTCAAGAGCGGGTGTGTTTGATGCGTTAGTAATTGATGTTTCCATTGCTGCTTGTTTAGTTCTAATACCATCTCTCCATGTTGTAATAGCACTAGGGACGGCTGTATTTTTTTCTGCCTTACGTGTTATGTACCAGTCAGTTTGATTTAACAAACCCTCTGCTTGAGCTTTGACTGTTCTAATTAATTTTGTTTTTAATCCTTCAATAACAATAACTGGATCAAGTTCAACTCCATCTTTGTCAGTAGCATTTCTATCAGCATGAGCTTTAGCTGTAGCTGTTCCATAAGTTGCAGTTACAGTTCCAGCAGATGCATCATAAGTATAAGTTTGATTGGTGTTTATATACCACTGTTCATCTTTTTTATTACTGTTATCAAACGTTACTTCTATAATTCCAATGGCTGCTAATTCACTTGCAGTCCATGCAGAAAAAATTCTAGCTGGGTATTGAACATCTCCTATAACCAAAGGTTTAGGATGGTTTACATATTTTGATATTGATCCGTCTGTTATTATTGCATACATATTATATCCTAACTTTCCGCTAAATTTAATGTTCTACCTACTTCTTGCCATACAGCACCATTGTATCTAAATACTAAAATATCTGTTTTACCATCTGTATCTGTTGTCGTCGGAGCCGTAGATGCTGCAAACTCAAATACTGTGTTGAAAGCAATTGTGTGTGAACCATTATAATTAATTTCAAGGCAAATAAAAGCACCTTCTACTGCGTTACTTGGTGCAGAAAAAGTAGTGTTTTCTGTTGTTAGGTGGTATGCATTTGGTTTATCTGTTGCATCCCAAGCTACTGCATTTGATGATGAAGTAATTGCTTCTTGTGCTACATTAGCTGCATCATTAAAAGTAACAGGAACACCAAAAGCTGCAGTTTCAGATCCACCATCTATTTTAAATGCATTTGCTTCAGCATTTGTTTCAACTCGAAAGTCTAAGTCAGCAGAACCATCATTAATTATAATTCCACTAGAACCTGGATCAAATCTCATGTACTCAGTAAGAGTACCAGCTGTCATAGCTTTAATAAAAATAAGACCATCTTCAGTTCCATCACTAACATCATTAGCTCTAGCTGATATTTCTCCATAAACTACATCCTGAGAGTTATCATTACGACCTTCAAATTGCATATTTCCAATTAAATCAGAGTCTGCAGGTGAGCTAGAGTTTCTGTACATTCTAAGGTTTGGTCCAGAATTTGCATCAGCATCTGTTGATATTAAAGAAAGAGTGTCTGTATTATCTGCTGTTGTAATTGTTGCACCCGCCGAAGATGTAATTGCACCAGTAACACCTAAAGTTCCAGATACAGTAGCGTTACCTACTACATCAATTAATGTAGCAGTTAATTCTATTTCGTCTGTTGCTGCAATATCTAATACTGTTCCACTTGCACCCTGTATAAATTGAGTAGCGTCATTAAAACATAGTTTGTTTGTAGAGTTTAAAGTTAATCCTGTACCATCTGTGTGAGTTAAAGTTGTGTCTGAATCTGCACCAAAATTAATTACTGAAGAATCTGTTGTTAAATTTAAATCATCACCAACTGTTACATCACCAGCAAAAGTTAAATTTCCTGAGTTATCGCCAGAAATCCAAGTTGTAGTAGTTGTTCCATCATATCCAGCTATTACTAATTGCCTATCCCCTGTAGCACTTCCAGCATCAACTTCACCAATTACTACATTACCAGATCCACTTGTAATGTTATCTCCAGAATTATGACCTACAAAAATATTATTATTTCCTGTGTTAGCATAACCAGCATCATGCCCAATCGCTGTATTTTCAGCACCACAACTATTATCTCTTAAAGCATTATCACCTACAGCAGTATTTCCACTTTCTGTATTTATACCTCTTAAAGCCTGTTGTCCGACTGCAGTATTATTACTTCCTGTTGTTAAATTACCAAAAGTATATCTACCAACACCAGTATTACTGTCTCCAGATGTAATTGCTTGAAGTGAATTAAAACCAACTCCAACATTATCATTAGAACCATTTAAAGTTCCTGTTGTTGTATGACCAATTATTAAACTGTTTGAAAAATTTGTTCCTGCTTGTTTTCCAATTAAAGCTAAGTTAGTAGCTGCTTTACCAGCTAATAAATTTAATTCTGCCGCAGTTGAAGTTACACCATCTAAAATATTTAATTCTGCTGCTGTAGATGTTACGTTTGTTCCACCAATATCTAATGTTGTTACTGATATTTCACCAGCAACTGTTGCAACACCATCAGCTAAAGTAATTAAATCTGTATCACTAGTATGACCAATTGTTGTGCCATTAACAATTACATTATCAACTGTTAAAGTTGTAAGTGTACCAACCGATGTAAGGTTAGGCATAGCAGTAATTTCATCGTCAAAGTATGCAGCTAAATCTGTAACTGCAACTTGAACCATTGTGCCGTTGTCATTTAATACAACTCTGTCTGCGTCTGCAACTGTTGTAGATGTAGCTGAAGTTCCACCATCAACAATATTTAATTCTGCTGCAGTTGAATCAACTCCAGCTAGTTTTGTAAAATCTGCTTGTACTAATCCTGAAACACCGTCTAGTAAATTAAGTTCCGCTGCTGTAGATGTAATTGCTGTGCTTCCAAAAGTAAGTCCACTTTCTGGTACAACAATACTACTTCCAGATTGCGCTGTAAAAGTATTTGCTGTAAATTGAAAATCATCTGCACCAGCAATTTTAATATCTATTTGGTCATCTGTATCTGCTGTAATAGTTGTATCACCATCAGCATCTAAAACTAATTCTCTTCCCTCCATGTCAGCTGCTCCACCAAATCCTGCGTCAACAATATTAGTTCCATCTGAATACAATAATTTTGTAGTTTTTTCTGATACACCAAAAGTTACACCTGTGCCTGATGCTGTTTTAAATTGAACAGTGTATGCACCCGATGTACCGTTTGTTACAATGTAAACTTTTTCTACAGAGTCAGGTACAGTTACAATAGAGTTTCCTGTTATTGTACCTGTTAATTTTATAACAGCGTTTTGTGCTGTTGCTGTAGCTGCTCCATCTGTAATACTTAATGCTAATGTACCACCACTAGTTACTGCTTGTTCTACGTAACCTGAAATTGCTGTGTTAACAATGTCTAGATTGGTATTAGTTTTATCTCCCCAAGTTCCGGCATTCTCGCCGGTTGCCATTTTTTCTATACCAAGTGTTGTAAATGTTGATGCCATAATTTAATTCCTATTGTGGTGGTGACTGTATAGGTATCCTAACAGTACCATCTGTGTAATCATCTCTTCTTCGTCTTCCAATTTGTTCTGCAGCAAATAATTGCACTGCTTCTTTATATTTTCCTTCATATAGTTGTAACATATCCATGGGTCCTTTTAAAAAAGCATAAGCTTCTGCTAAACAACAATATAACAGACCGTTTGGAAAATTCATACTAATATAATTAGTATCATTATTTTCAAATATAGTTGGAGCTGCATTATAATGTATTTTATATGCAAATGTATCACTTGGTGTTGGTGACACAATTATAGATCCAGAGTTTGATGAGCTTTCTCCAGTTGCTCCTGTATCTAACATTGCATAATATTTAGGTGTTCCAGTAGATGTAGTTGCTGAAATATATTCCTCTAAAAATGTTACATCTTTTTTTTCTAAATAAGTATTAGCACCAGTATAAGTAGATCCAGTTGCAGTGTAAACCTGCACCGCTCTAATAAATACTGCTCCTGCTGGTACAGTCACAGTTCCTGTTCCTGCTGTAAAATTACCTGTGGATGTTTTTCTATCTGCATCTAAAGGAATATCTCTAAAAATTCTATACTGTGCATTTAAAATAATGTTTTCTATAACTGAATCTGACAACACAGTAGAGCTAACTTCTGTATAACTTCTTATTTGTGTTTTTAATCCTGATGCGCTTATTCCTGCCATTATGCTGTTAGAGTTGCCGGACCTGCCGAGCAATTCTCTCCTCCTCCTGATGTACTACCACTTGTAGCAGTATCTGTGTCTACAGTAAAGTGATAGAAATCTGTTGTGCTAGTTATATTTCCACTTGAATCTCGTTTGCCAACTGTAATAGAATATCCAGCGGCTTTTGCAACGTTTGATCCTGTTATGCCATCGAATGATGCAGGGTTTGCAAATGTGCCTGCAGTAGAAGGTGATCCTCTAAATCTTACAGTATCACTTGTTGATCTACCATGCGATGGTTCTGATACATTTATAATTCCTGATGAAGCTGCAATAGTTTCAAAAGGATTTGGTTTTAATATTACTGCAACAGAATTTTCTACTCTGTCAGGTCTTGCATTCATTAAACCTTCTTGATCTGCAGCATGTACACCTAATTCTAGTTGTGGATGTTTAGCTTCAAATTCTGATTTGTGCACAAGCGAACCATTCCATTCTCTAATCATTTCATTATATGGAAATTCAAATCCTGATCTATCTGATATTGCTTTTGCGTATTTTCCTGTTGCCATTATATATTCGGGTAATAATTTTTAGGAGTTATGTATGTACTAGCAGCAGAACCATCTTCTGATAGTGCTCTTGCTAATTCATCTTCGTAATATAACTTCATTGTTTGTGTTAACTGCGGATTTACTTTTTGACTTAAATAAAAAGCTAATCCTGAAACCATACAAGGTACGAATCTGTATGGAAGATCTGTTGCATCTGTATAAGTAGAATCTACATCTTGTATTCTTTTTAAATAATAAAAATGTAAATCTTTAGATGCGTTAGAAGAATCTGCTGTTGGGTAAAC